ATGAAATCTTTTATCTGACAACGCTTTGTTTACATTTGGAATATAAGGCATTTCTACGCCTATTCTTTTCATGTCTTCCTCATGTTGTTGCATAGCTATATCATCCCAGTAGCGGATATCGTCCGGCTCATATTCTGACTCTCTGTAGTCCACTTGACCGTACTCATCCAGTTCATACCAACCCATGTCTTACTCCTTTGTAATTCTCCTGACTGAATACTCTTTACAATACCCGTCTGCGGATTCAACGCATACAACACGATAAACTTCAGTCTCTATCGTTGTTACACGGTTAGCAACGTTATTTGCTACTTCATTTGCTACTGGCGGATTATCTATCACAGATAGAATCACAGACGCCATCAGACCAATAAACAAAAGAAGTCCTGCACCGTAAATAACAGCATCGAGCGTATCAAGTTTAAAATTCATTACTGCTCTCCAGTTCCTTTTGTCTCCGTTCTTTCTGCTGGCACTCTCTGAGATATGCGGACGTGACTCTTTGAAGCAGGAATAAAGACTGTTTGAAATTGCAGGACTGAATACCCAAATCTTCCTGTAACCTTTCCTGTTCTTCGTCGCATAGCATGATATACGCCTGCACCGACGCATTCAGACTGTCCTCAAGCATTTCAAGGTTTGTCATTCTCCGTCCTCCCGTCTTTCTCTCATCCACTGTTCACAAAGTCTGTCATGCTCACGTTCTGTACCTGTCATATATCCTACGTAATAGGCAACAAGTCCGATTACAAGTGAACATCCCAGAGTAAGAATAAAGCCAAAGAATGTCATTTGTCTTCTCCAGAGTGATTTTTAATATACTCCGTTATTTCGTTTTCAAACTCCGATTTCCTTTTACACACGAATACCTGCATAAGTCTTTCTCGAAGTGTGTACTCATACAATTCCATAGCCTTTAACTGCATTTCAGAGTGTTCAAGTGTGTTTAACGGTGTGAAAGTAAGTTCATTATTCTTCCACTTTCTTATAAACTCTCGATTTTGTTCTGTCCGTATCTTTATCTGATAATACTCCGCAATTCCTCTGAGTTTGAAGTCGTCACTTATCATTAAAGGTATCGTTTCTTTTAGTGTCATGCTTGCTCCTTTAGACGTTGCCCGAAGCTACAAATAGTCTTGCATCATATATAGAACTAGCCTTTACTCTAATACGGACGTTAAGATTTGCTCTAACGGGAATCATGCAAAAAAGTTCACCACTTGGAGACTGTGAAGCAGATTGCCCCCACAATGCATCTACCCAGATGTCAAGCCAAGCATCAGTCATAGTACCTGCAAACGCTATGACACATAGCCAACCGTCCACTGTAGGCATATACCAGTTAGGACTAAATGCATTGCCTGTTAAATCCCAGCCTGTTGTATCTATACTAATTGCATTGCTGATATCCGGCAGACTCAAAGCACCCGGATTTACTCCGTTCAGGGTTTTCCACTTGTTTGTTGAGGTGCCGAGGTCTGTAACCGAGGTTGTAATAGGCTTAAGACTGTTTTCTGTGCCGTCATTTGTTGCTTTAACTGAGTTTGTAAAATCTAACGATTTGCTTCTGATGTGTGCTTTCCACAAACTGAATGATGTGTCTATATCCTCATCGGTTGCTCCCGCTGTTGTATCACCCAATATTCCTATAGACCGATACAGACCAAAAGAATTATCATATCCGTTAATGTCCCATTTGAGAAACGTATTGTAATTCTTAAAACTACTTACTCCGTTTGTTCTGAAAAGAATCGCACCTTTATAGGTCACGTGCTTAACTGCTATGCTTTCAGCCGTTGCCATACTAAACGTATTGACGTTAGTCCAAGTATTACTCTTATCCAACCCCCATGCCGTGCCGTTATAGTAGTACGTTTGAGCATAGACTGAAGACCATTGATTTGTGGAGGAGCCGAGAGAGTATGTATTTGTAGTATTTGGTAAGATGTTATTAAACGTGTTACTGCCAGTAAAAGACTTGTCTCCTGTAACCGTCTGATTCCCTGCAACATTTACATAACCGGACTTGATTGAAGTTCCGTCCTCGTCTGCGATTGCTTTTGAAGCTGTGCCGGTCAGATCTCCCGTGACGTTACCTGTTACATTTCCGGTTAAATCCCCGGCTATTCCCGCGTTGAAAGTCTGCGCCGCTGTCCAGGTGTTTGCAACATTTGGCGCCGCTTTGCCATTTATGGTCAGAATTAGCGCGTCCAGGGCGCGCCAGTTTGCTTCTAGTCCTGAGTACGAATTGCGTTCGCCTTCGTCCGGTAAATAAATTCCGTTTGTCAGTGTCTGTCCCATGTCTTAATTCCTCATAAAATACCATACGGCGCCACGCCGTAAGGGCTGACGCCATAACCGGACGTCAGCGGTAAATCGTCTATAAATACATCGCTGTTATAATTGACCAGTTTCAACTCGACGGATTTATCACTTGGACTGACGTCTGTAACCCAGCAAATTTTCATGTCGCCTATTGCAAAATATGGGCGCTCGAGATCCTCGTCAAAACGCGAATCCCACGCCGGCAGGGCATCGGCTAAAATTAAATTATGACTGTCTTCGCGGGTGTATGTCGTTGTTATACAGCCGCCGTCTTTTTGTCTGATATAAATTACTCCGGCGCTTAACGCCTCCGGGATTTCCATGTCTACGGTGATCGCGGTTCCTGCTGAATCCTGGGATGTAATTCGGCCCGTGATGTTACTCATGTCTTCATCCAGCACCAGTCCAACAAGATCGTTATACTGACAATTTAATCCGTCTAACTCGGTTTTAATTGTGTATGTAACTCTGGTGCTGCGTAAATACCGGAGCCGCCTCATTCCCATCGCTTCCGCCTGCCTGCGGTTTGTCACGCCAAAGGCCTTTAGTTTTTCCTGATGATTGCTTAACGGGTATCGGGTTATTTGTGCCTCGTTATCATCGTCAACCTGACAATAAATAGTTTCTGCTTTGTAGGTTTCCGGATCAGTGTACTCGACAACTATTTCATCTATATCATCATCTTTCGGCAAATTAAAAACAATTTCCGGTGATGCGGTCAGGTTCTGCGGCGTGAAAATCTGAGCCAGGGGTTCAAATTCGCTGCGGACGTGTAAACGTGTAAACGCTAACTTGTTGTTATCGATTATCGGTGCGGCGAATCCGACGGATAAAACATCCCTCAAAACTTCCAGCAGCGTGCTGTCACTGTCGATTGTGCCGTCAAAATTTAACGCCTGGGCGCTCCAACGATCGTCATACTCTTCTAAACTCTGCTGATCAATAATTCCGGCGTATTTCGAGTTATTGACAATGTATTTCACAACCGGGGCGATCTCTCGCGTTGCTATCATCTCGCCGGTGTAAATATCCGGCAGTTTTCGCGTCCAGTACGTCGCGATCTGGTTGCTTGATAGTTCGCTCAATGTCTCCGATCCTTTAAACCTGCCGATCATGACTGTCATTCCGTCATAGTGATTTATGGTACTTATGACGGATTTTAATCCGATCCATTTGCAATCGTCCAGCGCCCTGGTGCTGTTATCCGTCTCGGACAGGTTTCGCATTCTAAACTCATAATTTCCCGGCGTCTCTGTCTCTAGCGTGTATGTATATGCCAGTTCGTCATTAGTGGCGGCTGTAAAATCGCGGGTGACAGTAGTCCACTCGTCACTAGTGCCGGCGCGTCTGTAACCGATCTCAATAGTCACGGTTAAATCTCTGAATTTTCCGTTATCTTTTAAATAACCTAGTCCGGACGGAAAAGAAATATCATACTCAAAGATTGACGATTCCGCGCCGTATGGGCAGGCGCGATATGGTCCAACATACTGCCCGCCGGCGTCCCCCGCGGATTCATCTAGCGTAAGCTTGAGATCGCTCTGCGTTAATGCCTGCGCCCACAGGTCAACCCAGCCGGCAAGAGGGCCGTAGGCATCATCTAAACGCTGAATGCGATAAATGTTATTTGTGTCATCAATTATTGTATAAAGCCCGTCATCCGTGCCGTATGGATAATCTGGCGGCGGTAACTGATTAACTATAATATGCAACGACTGATCTAAACTGATAAATGTCGCGCCCCCCGGAACGCCGGGCGCTGCCGGATAATCCGGAATCTCAAGGCCGGTATTGTCTAAAATCATCATCGCGGTATTTGTGACCGCGGTGTAATTTATCGCCCGCAGCTCTGCCATTCCGGTTAGTGTCGTCCGCGCGCTGTCTGTCCTGAGCTCCGCGCCGCCGGTTCCGGTTCTTATGGAATAGGTTACTGAAGTTATTGCGGTCGCGGTTATCGTCAAGCCGTCCCCCGCGCGGGTGATTTCCTGCGTGTTTGGATCGGTAATTCTTACGCGAAGCCAGTTCTTATGATATGCCGCGTTAACGCCGAGAAAATAGTCCGCCAAAAGCACATCTGCGGTGCTGGTGCCGTTGCCGTTATCGGTGATCTGCGTCGCGGTGCCGATTCTTCGCGCTCCGCTTGCGCCTTCCATGGTGAAATACGCACCAACTCCCCACTTAATAACAAGCGGATGATATACGCGCATCGAGCCTGTGGTGGGTCCTGATGTGCCGACGCCCGTGATTTGATAGGTATAATAACCGCCGCTGAAGGTGTCGGCATAAAATACAACTTCTGAATCTATTTGATTACTTTGGTCAATTTCGGTTTGTACGGGCTCTAAGGTGTGACCGCTTGGCGTTACTTCTGTCGAGGAATAATAGCAATACCAGGATTTATCGCCGGGTGAATTTTCCGCCGTAATTTGTGTCCCCGGGTCAAATACATAGATAGAACATCCGGGGAGTTCCTTGATTGGTGTCTCGCCTATGTAGACATCTGACTGATCGGCGGCTCTGGAATAGTAACCTACGCCCTGACACAGAATCATGTCTACAAACTGGTTGTTATTGCGATAAAAAATATGCTTATCTGCTAAATAATCCGGAAATCTTTTAAACTTTCCAAAATTTTCAGGAATAACGTTTGTCAGGTTTATCTGGTTTCCCTGGGCGTTTACGTCGTAAATGCTGGATCCCTGCTTTGTATCGCTGGCGGTATTTTTTCCCAGGCGATTTGACATTATTATTCCGTACACGGCTGACGCAACGGCCAAAACTACCGATATAATCGCCATTACGACAGAAGCGGTAATTCCGCCGGCCTCAATCACGATTTTAATTTTTTTAGTTGGTGCAACTCTGAAATACGGCCAAACTACCGCCGGAATCTTTACGCCGTCCGCGTAAACTGAAATATATGATTTTTTCGCGATTTCCTGCGTATATGCTGCACACTGTCCCCGCATCACATCAGCCAGTGTCATTTCCGGCTTTTTGTCGATTGTCACCCGCTCAATTACGCGTGAAAGATCGGCGCGGCTGTAAACTTCAATTTGTAACATATCGGTAAAATCTCCGGTGTGTCTGCGGTCCTATACGCTCAAAACGTGCGTTTTTTCGCTCGCTGGTGTGCAGTATTCGCCCCTCATAGTATATACCTACATGATACAGCCTTTTCGCAAGGAAAAACGCGACTATATCATAATTTTGCGGTGTTTCCACTTCGCGGAAATGTCCCGCCCCGGTTTCACTGTTAAATCCTTCCTGCATCGTCTCGGCGGTTAAATCTGTATGATCGTCGAGGGTAATTCCGCACATTTCGCGATAAACGTCTACTACAAGTCCCCAACAGTCTAAGAACGGGTAATTTCTGCCGTTTGGCGTATGCGTAATCAGTAAATAATCATTGATACTACGAGACATACTTCAACCCCGGCGCGTTGTACGCGGTATAGCGCAACTTTGGGAATTCCGTGTTTAGCATATCGCAAAAACTGGCGGTAAAATCCGCGCGCTCGCGGGTAATTTGTCCGCCGGTTACTGTTAATGTTAATTCGTATAAGAGGCTTAAATCCTCCGGGTGCCGCTGGCTGACTGTAAGATATGTAGCGGTATGACTTGCCAGCACCCGCTGAACATACTGATAGCACTCCCCATTTACGCCACAAATTGAAAAATTTAAATCCTGAAAACCGTTGTCGCTCCGCTCCGGCAGCTGGACGGTAAACGCTGACGCTTCGTAAATGTCCCCGTCAATCTCCCGCGGCTGGTTATCTAAAATGAATTTTAAATTTCCGATTTCGCTGTTAGTAATGTCCAGTGTCACAAGGGGCATCTGGCCCCCGCTGGCGTAAATTTCATTTAACGTTAATAGTGCCATTTTATGCGCCCTGGTCTGCAACCTCGATAAAATACCCGATCACGCCCTGGGTGATGCTGAGATAGTATTTCCCGTTAAGCTGGTAAACTGTGCCCGCGTATAAAATACCCGGCGTATATCCTACTTTTACCGGGGAGGCGATCGCAGGGTATGTCATCGGGATATACATCTTTTTTATATATAGTTCGTCATTTTTGATTCGAGGGAAGCCGTATAATGACGCGGCCGGCGTGCTGGCCGCGGTCGTCATGCCGTTAGCCGGATTTGCGGCCCTGTAGTTTAACGCTGGGAGGTCTAAATTTCCGATCGTGTGCATAGTGATCGCTGTGGCATCTGACGGATTGCGTTCCCAGCAGCTTGTGTTAGCGCCGTGAATGTAGGCGGGGTTTAAACTCATACCGTATTGTTTGGCGGTGTTTGCCGCGTATTCGGTATTTGATGCTGTGTCGGTGTAAGTGCTGGCGTCGATCGTGATGTCGTCATTTAGTGAGAAGTGCAGGGCACTCGCCGCGGTTCCGCCGTATAGTAGAACGCTGGCGGGGTCCGCAAAAAGGACCAGCGCGCTTCTGTCGCCGTCGGTTCGCTTGATAATCAACGATCCGGTGCCTTTGTAGTACGCGATCGTAAGACTTAATTCGTCATCCGTTGTACTGAATGCGGCAAGTTCAATGGCCCCTGCACATTGCTTCCGGCGGTTTGCATCGTCAGTGGTTTTTAAATAGCGAAGCTGATTTGTCGGCAGTCTTCCGTACCATTCGCCTGAGCTCTGTGTAAATGTCATGTCATGCGTGGCGGTGTCTGTAAATCCTGCGTACAGGATATTATTGTCTACGCTCAAGCCCAGGCATTTTTTAGTCATGCCCTTACCTAAAAAATAAACGTCGGATAATAGACTATCATTATAAACGAGGCTCGTCGCTCCTGTGGTGGCGTTCATCGGTGCGCCGCTCCACATGGCATCGCCGATCGCTACCTTCTCGACTTGCTGAATGTTTAATCCCTGGGCGAGGATAAAAGTTACTAAATCGCTTAAAATTTTATTTTCTGCCTGCACGCGTGCGGATACGGTTCCGGCGGTGTAATCGCTCACTCTGGCGGTAAAAGTAATGGTCTTCTTAAATGTCATTTTTGTGCCTCGCGTTATTCTTCAATTACTGTGTATGTGCCGGATGTGTCGCCGAGATCGTCGGCATCGCTGGTTATGGCGTCCGTATGAATCGCGATATACTCGCCGGATTCGCTTCCGTCGTCTCCCGTCGGTAAATAGTGATCTTCCCAGCTGCCATCGTCGACAATAGTATTACTGGCGTCAAGCGTCATGGTTAGCGTGTATATACTGCCCCGTGTCGCGCTGGTGCTCTCAAGTCTTGCTGATACGGTGCCGGATTGAATGCGCACATACTTGTACTGAATTTCTGAATCCTCATCTGTGCTAAGCAGGGGCATCACATACCACGACGCCCCGCACAGGATGTCTGCTTTGTACCAGTGCAAAAACTCGCGGTATAAATCCGCGGTTAAAGAAATACTAATCTGTAATTCATCCGGCGCGCCCTGATTTACTAATCGCTGGCGCGTGTATCCGTCGGCCATCTGTGTCCGGATCATGTTCGGCTTATGCCGGATTGAATAACCGCGCTGCAGGGGGCGCGGAAGGTTCGACGGGTAAAATTTCATTTTTATGCTCCGTATCGTCTAACTTGGTATGTACTTTCTAAAGTCCGGGCAATCTGTCCGCCCCTGCGGATGTTTGAAACAAAAATATTAATCACGCGATCGCCGTCCGCTTCCTGTGTCTGGTCAACCTGTCCAGCGCGTTCCTGGTTCTCATACAGATTAACAACAACGCCGCCCGACATTGCGCCCCTTGCGAGTTCTGCGGTCTGTCGTCTGCTGGTGACACTTGCGGGGCCGTGTATAAGTTCCGGACCAAATTCGCCCACAATACCCACGCCCCCGGCGGGTATCTTTCCGCCCTTATCGTGCATCGTGACGGAGGTTAATTGCCCCATAAGGGCGCCTGTCATCGCGACAGCCTGCGCGTATGCTGCCAAATTTGCCGGCCATGGCAAATCACCCAGGGCATTCGCCCAGGCATTTATACATGATAACATTGCGGATGCAATACTAAATGATTTCTGTATAGCAAACATCGCTTTATACGCGCCGGAGCTCTTTTCCATTCCGGACGTTACTCCCGAAAGGGCATTACTTACTTCATCTAATCCTGATGTAAATGCCTTTAAATCTTCCTGCGTTTCCTCACTAAATAACGATCCTTTTTCGGCTTTAACCTTTCGGCTGCTCTTTTCAAAATCCTTCTGCAGTTTATCCCTGGCGGCTAAAAATTCGGATTCGCTGATTAACTGATTATTGTGATACTCCGTTAGCATCTCAAGTTTGCGATCATACTCCGCCTGTAAACGCTCTAAATCGTCGTCACGGATGTCGCGGAGGAATTGCTGCGCCGTTTCGGTCAGCTCTTTATACTGACGATCATAATCTGAATCTATAATGCTCTTTGCGCTTATGTAATCGTTTTCTGTCGCGATTCGGCTATCGTTATATGCCGCATTAAGCGCGTCTATGCGGGCGTTGTGCTCCTGCTGCAGTCTTTCTAACTGCGTATATCCTGCTTCTTTAATGCGGATGATTTCAGCCTGGTATTTCTCCCAGCTGTCCCTCTCCGCGCGTGCGGCTCCGCCACGACTTCCGCCGCCCCCGGTTCTTCCGGTTCCCGTTGTTCCCGCGGTTATCGGTCCGCCGATGCTGCCGAGGCCGCTTGCGAGGGTGTTCGCTTCCGCGCGCTTAACTGCGGCATCTGCCGCGTTTTTAGCCGCCCGATCTAGTGCCGCCGTGATGTTATCGCCCGCCTTTGCGGTTGCGTCACTTAGGTCGCCGAGCAGGCTGTGGTTATCCCATCGCTTGACGTTGTAATTTTTGATAAATTTTTCGTATTCGGCGGCGTTGTTAGTCAGCTCCGGATTTAACCGGACTTTCTCTTTCCACTCGGCATTCATCAACGCGCGGCGCTGATCTGGTGACAACGCTCTCCCGATCGATTCGCCTATGCGCCCAAGGAGCCCGACTAATTCTTTTAGGCTGGCAAAAAGTCCGCTGATTCCTATGCCGACTAATTTAAAGAAGTTATTAAAATACTCCGCCGCGGCGCTGGTTCCGTCTTCGGCGGCATCCTCAAAACTGGATATAAATCCATCCCAGGCGTCACCCGCCTGCTTCATAATGCCGATCACCGCGTCGGCCATGGATGCAAAAGCACCCCGTATGGCTTCTAAATTCGCCGCCCACTCCGGCGATTTCAATCTTTCTGTAATGGCATCAAGGGTATTTGCTACGCCCCGGAGGGATTCTGTGATCATCTCTCCGATCCCTGATTCGCCTATCGCACGATAAAAATCACCCCAGGCGTTTTCTAACTGGTTTAATGCTCCCGTTACTCCGCTTTGCAAATAGTCTAAAACGCCCTCGTTTTCTTCGCCTATTTTCTTAAAATACGCGCTTAATGCGTCGGCGCTTTTCTCAATCTGTGTGGTAGTTCCTTTATACGTTAACGCGAGCTGATCGCCTTCCAGCTTGGCTACTATGCCGAGTTGGTTTAATGACTTATAACGCCCCTGCATGGCGGCGGTAAAGGCTGAGCCTACGGTCTCGATGCTCTGCCCGGTTCCGTAGGCTATCTGGGAAAATGTTTTTAGGGTCTCTGCGGTCGCCTGGATGCCGTTCCGGCGTAAATCAAGAGTAACTGCTTTTAAACTGTCGAATGGCTGAATAGTGTCGCGGGCTGCTTGCTGCAACATTTCAAAATTCGCGCGGGCTTCTTTAACTCCGCCCGTTGCGGATATAAACGCCGCTACGCTTTTTTCTGTCGCCTGCAGTTCTTTTGTGATTGCGCCTGATATGGCTACGGCACCGATTCCGGCGATCGCCGCTTTCCACGCGCTGCCGATGCTTGCGAAGCTCTGGCCTATGTCTTTTGTGGCGCGCTTGGTATCGCTCCGCATTGTGCGGAGCTTGCGGTTATATCTGGTGGTGTTTAAATCAACGAGGTTTGTAATGCTGTTAATGATACTCATTATTTAACTTTGCCCCCTAGTCTCATAAAAGCATCCCGCCCCGTTGGCTCTGCTTCCGCGTCATCCGTCCGGTTTTCGTCTTTGCTGCTTTCATGCTCAAATACCGCCGCCCACAGATTCAACTCCCGCACCGGCATCTGCATGACTTCGTAAATCGGCCGGTGAATTTCGCGTGCTATACACACACAAAGTCTAACAACCGGATTATTTAAACTTTTTTTTCGACTTCGCCGTTATTCAAGTCCCAAATCGCGCGGTGTAAGCGGTTAAATAATCTTGCTGGAATCGCGTCTATAAATTTTTTAGCGGCGTCAATATCCGGCAGAAGTCTTGCTCCGTCTTCACTTATGATCGATCTGTGAAATAACAATGCTGCAAGGTCAATATCTGTCGGGCGCTTGCCTGCCTGCATCTCTGACATAAGTTGCATCTGATCCGCGCCGCTCAGCTCCTGAATAATCAACTCGCCGTCTTCTTGCAGTTCCGGTGCTTTCACAACTTCACGCGCGAAATTAGTTTTTAAATCCAAATTTGAAATTTTCATATGTACCATCCTTTAAATTTAAAAAAAGGCGGGGCTTTCGCCTCGCCCCTCTGGCTTTTTCTTTTTTTTTTATTGAGGATCTATCGTTTGGCTAAGCAAAGGTCCATGTCGGCATCCCGTTGAGTTTGCCTGTGATGTCCCATTTAATCGTCTCGCTGATGTTTGGATCTTGCGGGATCGCCTGCTTCAGTGCGATCTCCATTTCGCCGGTGGTTCCGTCTGGCCACTCAAGCATTAAATTGACAACGCTCCCGGAATTCGCGGCGTTAATTAAAGTCTGCTGTACTGTGTCACCTGTGTAGTGATGTATAGTAATAGTTACTTCATTACCGTCAAACGCGCCGGCAAGGTATCTTTTGGCGGATTCTGCGATACAGGTTTGATCTATGTCTTCTACGCTGCCGCCGATGCCGCTGTATATGCTAACGCCCGGAATTGTGATCCAAGGGTCTGACTCCTGCGCACTCGCGAGCTTGTAGCCTACCAGTACATTTTTACCGGCTATGGCGTTCTTTTTTGTTGTAGGGGTTAAAGTTGGCATTTTGTCTAAATCTCCGGAGTTAATTGCTGATTTTGACCTCTCTCATTATATCAGTAATCGCACCTTCTAGGCGTTTTATTATCTGCGGTTTTTGTGACGCCCATTGTGTTTTAAAGATTCCTTTAGCCCCCTGGCGCTGGGTTCCCAAGTCACCCCAAATGCCTATATAGGTTGCTGGCTTTGGTCTCTGTCTGTATCCCCCGCCCGCGCCTTTTTTCCGCCGGTTTGTATAAATGGGCTTAATGCCCTTATTGCTCCAGCCGTATGTCGCAAAAGCAAGCCCTGGGCGCGTCTTGGAATTTTTAGCGGCTGTCCGCACTGATCGCCACGCTCTGCCGGTTCGCTTTGGCCATGCAGTGCGTGTAGCCCGTCGCAGACTTAATACCGCCGGTTTTACCGCGTCGCGTAAAATGCTGCGCTGGGTCTGTAGCGATGTCTTGCGCTCGAATGTCTGCATCCGCGATAAAAACGCATCAAACATTTTTTCAAGTTCGCTGTCGCCGCCGATCACGGTGTTAGTATTATCGTCAATCATGTCTAAACGGGATCGTTAATTTGTGCGGAAATGGTAGCGCGCGCAACTTTAGCATCTGGATCGTCTTCCTCGCCAAGGTTCACACGCTCCAGTGTTATCGGCTGCAAAATTCCGCGCGCCGTATTATCTAATAGGTCTATTCCGTCTAGAATAACATCTAAATCGCTTTGTGTCTTTGCACAAATCATAAGCTCCGCGGTGATGCTTCGATATGATCCGCTGTCAAGATCATGCGTGTAGTTTATGACAATGTTATCTATCAGAATTGATTTTGCGGATTCTGCCGCCTTTATATAATCACTGGTTACTACTACGCCCGCGGCGGCGCCCTGCAAAATGCCTGTCAAAGATTCTCTAATGCTTGCTACGCTCGCTCTGGTCATGTTTCTACTTCCTGTGTGATGCTGTTATCAAGTTCAACGCCGAGGATTATCTGCCCCGCGGATCTGTCCGCATTTATGGTTAAAATGCGGTATCTTTTACCGCGAAGATTTACGCACCAGGCGGGCGTAATTCCAGCGCGATAACGGATTAAAATTGTATATGTGTCGGTCTGAAGTTCAATCTGGGACTTCATAATTTCTCTAAATGTTATCGGTCTGACGTTCGCCCAAGTCTCTGCTACGGTTTCAAACTCTGTAATATGTGCGCCTGCCGCGTCAACGGTCGTTATGGGCCTTAATAGGGCGATCCGCGTGTCTAACTTTCCGGCGCCTGGTAATTGCTGGTTAACCGTCATAATCTACCCACTGATCTAACAAGTGATCGAAATATGTTGTATATGCTTTTTCCTGCCTGTTTTCTCGATTTCTGTATAAATCGCCTGCTGTTACAAGGATAAACTGCTTTACCTGTGCGGGTATTGAGGTTAAATCGGCGGTTACGGGATTCGCGTCCGGGTCTTCAGAATATATCGGCCGGCGCATTCGTGTTTCTGCGTCTTCCTGCGCTGTCTCTATGTACTGCGACAGAAGCGCGTCTTCGCTTGTATCATCCGGGTCAATTCTTAAATGTGCTTTTAACGTCGCGATGTCTACATATAGCATTCAGTCCCCCTGCTTTGTAAAAAGGGGGCGTTGTGGCGCCCCCTTTGATGTTTTCAGATAAGGATATTATGTTTTTGCTTAGGCTATTTAAGATACTGTTACAAAATCACCATAAGCGATCGCTTTCGGCTGCATGATTTCAAAGTCCAGTCGGCGCTCCATGCGGAGGGTCATGAGATTTTTAATAAAATCATCCTCTGTCCTGTCCATTTCAACAGCAAGGTTAGCACGCTCAATCACCTTGCCGGCCTGTGCAAAATTGCCCAGGAAGTACTTGTCATTTGGCACATTCGGATTTAATACCACTGGTACGCCCCAAATTCGTTGTGCCGGAATATCTACAATGCCCGGAATCAAATAATCCTTATTAGCATTTTTAGCGGTCAAAACATTGCACCAGGATTTTGAATTTAACAGGAGGGTTAAACCGCGGACGCCTGCGGCTTCCATTGCGGACTTAACCTTGATTACAATATCGATCACCGTGTCGCCCGTCACAAGTCCGGCAGCGCTGGTGTAATCGGTATAGTTTCCGCTGGCGGTCATGCCTGTCAGCTGTCCGCTGCCGGTTCCGGTTACAATCTGGGATTCGATCACCTCGTTGAGCTGCTGACGTAAATCTTCATTGATAAATGCCGCGATATTTCCATCATCCGCGATCATTTGCTCAGTCATCTTAATCCAGGTGGCAATGGTTTTAATAGTGCCGGTCTGAATGCTGCCTGAGTAATTGCTTTCTGGTTTCGCGGCTCCTTCTGCAACAACGCCCGGACCGGTGGCGGTTAGGGTGTTTGCTCTTACCATCTTAATATACTGGTATGATCCTGTATCAATGGTAATGTGAGGGAACAGACTTTCAATGTTTAGCACTGTGCGCGGATCTGTAACCAGTCCTAACTCTGCCGGCTGGCCAAGTGTCGATCTGGTTGCGGTGTTGCTTGCCTGTGTTGTTACCGGATTCGCGGCAAGTTCAAGTCTGAAGTTCGCGCGCTTATCGCTCGGAATAGATTTCTTAAACTCTGCAAAACCTTTAGCACTAATAAACTTTTCGCCGATCGTCTTCGCTGAATCGGTAGACACTACCGGGGCGGCGGCTCTCTGCTGCAATGCTGCGAGCTCGCGCTGGATCGCTTCCTGCTTCTCTGTGATTGCTTTCTGAAGCTCGGCCTGCTTCTCCGTTACTGATTTAATCTGATCTGCGGTTCCTAATTCAATCGCGCTCAATCTCTCGCCGACTTTATCGACGCTATCCATGATCTGATCAAGTGTTGCTTGCGGGTTATCTGACATAATTTGTATTTCCTTTCAAAATTGATGTTAACTTTGCGTTTATCGCGTTTATTTGCTGACGCTCTGCAGCCTCCCGCCGCTTCTGATTTTCGTCCGCTAAAATAACACGTTTAGCCGCGCTGATTATTGTCTTTGCTTCCGTCGCCGGCAGGCCCGCATCCCGCAGGTAAAATTCTAAATCCCGGACGGTTTTAACCTCGGCGGTGTCTCTTTCCGCCTTATATGATATTATGCGCGCTTTCTGGTCTGCAGGAAAGGTGCAAAGGCTGCATTCTCTTAACTGCGTCACATTTTTAATGTGCCGGATCCCGTTTTCGTCAATCGGATTTTCTTCTTCCAACATTCGGATATTTACCGATGCCCCGTCAACGGTTCCAAACTTTACCGCCTCGTAAACTTCGCGCCCCTGCGATAAATTCAGATTCAACGGCCCCGCCATGTAAAGCGCTTCTGTATCCGCCCAAATCGCGTCCCACTTTCCGATCGGAACATTATCAAAGTAATTATGATTAAAAAACATCTTAGGCATCAGCGCGGCGCCGGATTTAATTTCCGCAATAACATGATCGTATGCCCCCGGCTCTATTGTATCATCATACCAGTCAACGCCGCCAAATACGGAAGCTCGCACGGTAATATATCCTTCCGGTTTTGTATCATCTGTAAGTATTTCAGATTTAACGCTGTATATCGCCATGTTTTAATCTCCTTACTGCTTAACCGGGCGCGTATTTATCGGCGTATGCGGTGTCTGTGTACGGTCTGCCTGTCCCAACTTATCAACCGGGTACAGGTTATTCTGTGCGGTCAAATCGTCGGCTCCATCAATGCGGCTGTAACCGTCTTCGCGTCTCAGCTCGTTTCTGGTGCGGAGGCCGTTCTGCGCATAACTGGTTTGCATCTGGATCCGCGTCTGGTCGCTCATGCGCTTCAAAACGGATGTTCTGAATTTTACCTTAATTTTTGGATCTGTTATTAACTTTTGCTGTAAAACCTGTTCTAACTCGATACACATCGGCAGGATAGTTGTCTCATAAAAATAATTTGACAGGTCAACAAGCTCCGTTGCTTCGCCGGTTAATAGTCCATACGGAATACCAAACCAGCGGGCAAATTCTTTAACAATATATTCCCGCGTCTGTAAAAGCTGCGTTTCCGCCGGTGATAGTCCGATATTTTGAAATTTTACCCCCTGCGGCAAAAATGGGATCCCCAGCTGGGCGTTCTGCATCTCCTCGAAATTCTCTAAAAATTTCCTGATTTGCTCACGGTTCATCAAAGGATTTTCGGAGTACAAAATGCCGTTAATGCGTCCCTTATTTTTAAATACGTCCGCGCTGGTTTCCTGTGCCTTAACTGCTTCATCTAGCGTTGTGCCGGCAAATGTCAAAGTATCTAAACCTACAATACCATTTCCGATTCCTTTCCAGTGCATGATGTCATCTGGGCGATACTTGATAATTTTATCGTTTTGACTGTAATACTCGTAAACTGTTAAGCCTTCCGGGGTGATTGTAACTGTTACTTGACCGGGGTTTAATGGCGTTAACGCCGCGATATAATCCGCGCCTACCGCGCGATCAATGCGAATATAGGCGTTTCCATGCAACAAATAATCAAGTGTGATTGTTTTAAAAAAGTCCGCCGGTGTCATGTTGGCGTTTGGTCGCCGGCTGAGAAGCTCGTATAACTGCCCGCTGCGGATTAACTCTGTATTTCCGTCTGCATCGACTTCCCGCAATAAATCACACGGAAGGCACGCCATCGCTTTAATAATTTTCTGTATGCATTCCCAAATTGCCGGAATCTGCAGCGCATTGTTAACGCTGGCGCGGGTTGCCGTGGGAAAAATCGGATGCAGGGGCTTTGTAACCTGCTGGCCCGTGTAATTGCCTAATAGTCCCTTGATCCAACTCCACATATATCACCCCTAGAATTTAAACCGCGCCCAGTCTAAAGGCTCGCCGTGATTAGTATTGATGTAATTATGTTCTATGTCAAGTTGTATTGCCTGATTTAATGCCATTATGAGAGCTACCGCACCATCAATTTTATCTTCGTTCTTTTCCTTGCGCGGGTAAATATTTTCTTTGGCATCTATGTGACAGACGACATTCCCCAGCATCCACTCCATGACCGGGTTTTTTTGGAAATGGATCCGGCGGGCATATATCAACGCCTGGAGCTGTTTCATGGGTTCGCTTAAATTCTTCAGATTCTGATGTAATTCGACAACCGGAAGGCCTGCCTGCATCAGTGATTGTATCATCTGCGTCGCCTGCATTGGGTCAAATGCAAGGCTGATCGTGTCGTAATTTTCAACATCCATAATAATAAAATCCTGAATCTCTGTTAAATTTGTAACGGTTCCCGGCGTTCCGTGTAAATATCCATCGGCTGCCCAGCCGTAATAATGCGAATTTTCCGGGGCGTTAATTGCGTCTTCCGGCAAATAAAAATCACAAAAAACAAAAAACTCCAACTCGCCCGCGGCGTTTTTTTTCCAAAACAATTTTATGACCGCGGAAATATCTAGTTTACTTGCCAGATCAAGTCCATAAATCACATACTGATTTTTAAATCCCGCTTCTTCCGGCGTTCTTTCTTCGATGTCGAAGCAGGGTCGCACTCGCTGCATATCCAGCCATTGCGAATCGGAATTTACCCAAATGTTTAATGTTTTGGTTAGATAATTCTTCTGTGCGCTGGTGCTGTTTAGTGCCTCGGTACGATCTTGATATACAAGCTCCGGATTAACTGATATTTTCCAGTTTGGATTCGCTTTTATTATCGCCGTGTCGCTTCGCCAGTCATCATCCGGATCCGGTGCGTAAATTATGCCAAAGAAGCGTTCTTCCTCAATCTCGCGCTTTAAAATCTTGCTTACAATTTTGCGCATAGTCATACATACGCCGTCTAAAATAAAGCCCGCTGTCGTGATAAAAACTAATAGCGGCTGCGCTCTCTTTCGAATTGACGAAGTTACAACATCATACACAAATCTAGTTTTATGCGCGTGGAATTCGTCTATGATGCCGCCGTGCGTATTTAAACCGTCAAGCGTGTCTGCGTCGCTTGATTGCGGTAAAAACTTTGAATTAGTGCCTAAAACAACGATTGAATGGTTTAAACAGGTTACTCCAAACGCGTCACGGAAGTCTTTATTTCCGCGTGCCATCGCCAACGCGTCATCAAAAACAATTCGCGCCTGGTCTTTTTTGGTGGCAAAGCTGTAAATGTCCGCGCCTTTTTCGCCGTCTGCAACTAGCAAATACAGGCAGATTACGGAACACAATGTACTTTTGCCGTTACCGCGCCCGATTTCGATATACGCTTTTGAATACCGGCGGCGTTTAGTCTCTCTATGTATCCATCCGAAAACCGTTGTTAAAATAAAACATTGCCAGTCTTCTAGATGTATCTTTTCCCCCGCCTTCTCACCCTTGACGTGGTTTAACTTTTCTGCAAATGTGCATACTCTAAGCGCGCGTTCACGATCAAAAACAAACGGAAAATTTTTTGAGGGTTTTTTCTTTAAATCGTCAAGCTGTCGCTGGCACGCCAGGCGCTCTAGTAGTCCGGCGGGTCTTTTGCCGGAAAGGACCGCCTTTATATAGCGCTTTGCCTTTTGTATATAGTCTAAGCTCGGCATTTAAAAGCCTTCAAATGTGTTAACCGGTTCCGCGGTGGTGCGCTTAACTGAGATTCTTGTCCGGCTCGCTGGGGTAAATCCCAGTTCAGTTTCAATGCCGCGGAGCGTCTGTGCGGTCAAATTTATCGCGCGTATCATCGGATTAACTGTTAAGGTTCCGTCTTCGCTTTCCTGAACGGTGCCATCTTTTTTTAGCGCCGCGGATAACTGTAAAAACTGGTCGTATAAAACAACCCATCGCGAAAAAACAGCAAGATCCAAATTTGTTAATAATCCCGGCGGTGCCTGGTCTAAGGCATAACTCCAAATGTTTTTAGCTGTGTCGGTTAAATAGTCCGGTGGCGCGGATAGTTTTAAATCACCCTCGGGCAGGGGCTCGTCTTTTGGTATTCGGCACTTCTGAAGCGTCCCCTGAAGGCGTTTAATCGCCGTCGGTTTTCGTGGTCTTCCGCCCATGTATCAATCCTCTATTTTTTTCGGTCTGTGTAAAAAATGACCTTTTCGCTGCATTTTGCATTCATAAAAAGGCGCC